CCTAATGCTTTTAATTGCTTTTTAGCATTTTCTATATTTTTTGTATCAACTTCAAATACTAATGTTGCGATTTCGGTGGCCATCTTTGTAACTCCTCACCCATATAACGGGTTAACTTCATAATAGCTTCGACTTCCCAAGGGCTTAATGAAATGCCTGTCATTGTTACGTATGAAGCAAGTTCAGTATAGCTTGCTTGTGTTAATTCGCAAAACAGTATCCATATTGCTTGTGCTTCTGACCTTAACTTTGGTGCGTTAGTTAATTCTTTAGGCGTTTTGCCTGTGCTTTTTTCTACTTGTTTTAATGTTTCGTAGCGACTAATTTCTGAACCTTTTGGCCTTTGTTGCATATAGTTTGACCATCTGCCAAAGCTTACAAAGTCATCAATTAGTCTTGCGTAAAATTTTCGTTATTACTTACAAAGCTTAATAGTTGCTTTACTACATCAGGTGCTTGTTCATATAATTGTTTAGCTTTTTTAGCTGTAAACTTAACTTCTTTACCATTATCAACTAAACCACGCCAGCCTAATGTAACATCAACTAATGCATCAATATCCATAGCATCAAAGTCAATATCCATATCATCATATGTTTGTCCTTCTTCCATATTAGCGCGTGCATTAATTATTGCACTTGTTTGCTTTTTTTTAGCTTTACGCCATATTTTAGAGTCGGAACCGCATATTTTTATATAAAAGTCTGTTGGCTTATTTGTAATGGGGTCAAGTATATTACACTCAGCCCCATTCTCATGCCTATCAACTGTTGCTAATTTATTAAATTCCATTAAGCATCAGCCCTTGTAATTTTAATTTGTGATGCATCACTTGTATTATATAATGCTACAAATTCCATACTAATTGTTATAGCACCTTCACCCGATACATCTGGCTGACCACTATTATACTTAACACGCGGTAAGTCAATAGTATAAGAATTGCCATCAAGGTCTGTTAACACTAGCTGTATTGTGCTTTCGGTTTCATTTAAGAACTTCTCATATAATGTTTTATCCTCGAAGTATGTTGTAAGCGTACCAGTTAGTCGTGATTTACCAATTGATGGTCGTTGTGTAGTTTGGCTACCAACTGCAAATAATGGCTCTATGCCATTTTCTAAGCTCATTTCAATAGAAGTAACTGTTGCGATTGCTGAACCACCTTCTTGTATTGAACCTGTAAAACTATCGAATGGCTTGTTAGTGCTATCAGCCGCATAAGATGAACCTGTTATTGCTGATGTGCCAATAGATAAATTCTGACCAATTACACCAAAGCTCGCTTCAACCATTGCATTAGGTGCTACAGTTAAGCTTAATGTGTTAAACTCACAACCTGTATTTCTATGCCACTCTGGTGCAGTTAAATCTGCAAACTTACGCTCGATAGTAAATGAACGTCGTGTTGTACCTGCTTTTAATACATTAGTATTCCAAGTTCCACACAAGACGGCTTCTAATATATCATCAAAAGCTTCATATTCTAGCTCTGCTGTTACATCACCACTGATTGACTTGTTACCATGTCTAAAGTCCTCAACTTGTCTATCACCACGTAGTTTCTCACTTTCTACGCCATCTTTAGTAATACCAAGTGTGGTACCAGTATTGCCAAAAGGTTTAAATGAAGGTGTTGATGGTGTTGTGCCATATGTCGTTTCCGCAATATAGGCAATGCTATGTTGTGCTCCGTTTGCTATAGTCATACTCTTGCTCCTGTGTATGTGTTTATATTTACGGAAACAGGAACGAAAAACCATGCCCCGTCGTTTATTGCAGGGCCGATACTAACCGACCTTATGCGCAATTTCAAATTATTATAAGTTAGCACTGTTCCACGTTTAAAATGGTCTGCTACATTATCTGTTAATGTTGACCTACCAGCACCACGCGGACTTACTATATCTATTTGATATATTGCCTGTGTTTCATCTTTACCATTAGCACCTAAACTAACTTGTAATGTATCTGATGGTAAAAAGTTAGCACGCAAATATGTTGAATTACCAGCTGGTTCATATGTTATATTAGGCCATGCAATATCATAACCACCTGATAATGTGCTTAATTGTGTATCAAGTGCGGCTTGCATATCATTAAAAAACGTACTCATGGTCTTTTAGCCTTTGCTTCAGTAATAGCTTGTGCATATTCTTGTAAGACTGTGCGAACTATGCCATTAGGTGCCTGTGTACTATGGCCAAATTCTAATTCCATTGCATAAGGCAAACTATTAGCCATGAAGAACACATTACCAGCTTCAAGGTCATCTACTTTCATTTTTAATCGTGTCATTGCTTCCATACCTGATGGGTCTGTTCCAGTTTGTCTGCTTGCATCTAATGTATTTATGCTTGACACCCAATTCATTCTAAATCTACCACCAACATAATTCTTTGGCGGTTTACCTGTTTTCTGGAATGATTTCCATAATCTGTAATTACCAACAGGACTGCGTTGTATAATTTTACTACCCATTGATAATATAGTGCCTTTTACTATTTCTTCTGACTCCACAACTAATCGTTCTACAATCATTTCAAAATCTTTTTTTGTAGTGCCTTTTTTTGCCTTGCCTTTGCTTTTACGTGCCATTACTTCCGTACCTGCAAGTTAGCCGCAACGACATCACTGCCATTTGGTCTTATCTCATTAACTCTAATAACTTTAAATATGTCAGAGCCGATTACAACAGTATCATTTATTTCGTAGGTATAACCTTCAGCCAACATACGTCTATCGCCCTGTAGCACTGTTTCAGAGCTTCTATCAGCGTCACTATAGTCAAACACACAAGCATACTTCTTATATGTTGCCGTCGTCTGTGCTACTGCACCTGTAGCTGGATTATATGCGCCGTCTGTTGTACGTGTAAACGTAAATTCATCACCAAATCTAGTAATTAGTGCTTCTGCTGACTTAGTGATTGGCGAATAATTATATGCCATGTTTATGCACGCATGACTGTGTTAGGTGATTGTACTAACTTTCTCAAAGCTCTTGTTAATGCAGGTGTCTGTCTTTGTTGCCCTGCTGTATCTTTATATGTGATAGATATAACATCAACGCTTTCACTAACAACTTGTCTGTCAATTGGGTCTTGCTTACTATCACCATCAATAACTGTCTTAACAGCCTCATATACTGCCACTTTAAGTTCATTTGGTATTGTACTTGCATCTAATCCAAAGCCATCAATAACTACATTCACTCTAGGCCACTGTAATGATTGTGTTTCTGTTTCCTTGAAGCCTATAAAGCTTAAGTCCTCAATGTAATCCATTGCACGCAAGATATATGCATTAACATGATTGTCACTACTATAGTTTATATTTCTTGCATCTGCCCAAGCCTTAAACTCTGCTAGGCTAACGTATGTATTAGCATTTGCAACGCGACTTCCATCTTCAACAATAAGTGTCATTGCTTAAGCCTTTTCGTATCCGCCTAAGCGATAGTTTTCTACTTCTGCTGGGTGTACGTCTGCGGTCTTGCCGTCTTTGCGTACCATTTTAACTGTTTTAGCCAATTTAGGCTTGGCAATCTTCTTTGCGGGTTTCTTCTTAAATGCCATTTTTGTTTACCTCGCTATGTTATATGTGAATAAAGGGACGGCAAATGCCGCCCCCTGTCATCAGTCTCGTTTAACCGAGTAGTGTTGCTATGAAGTCTGGCTTCCAAGCTTTTACGCCCCAAGCTACGGCAACTTCAATCATTGCCTTGCGATATCCTTTGTACATACGTACTTCGAATACCATGCCTGAGTGTGGGTCTTGTACCAAGATAGCATCGTCTGCTGTGTCTCCACCTTCTGGTACAGCAGGTGCTCTAACAGCTAATTCTAACGCACGTCTGTGCATTGCAATGTTTGCTGTATATGAGTTACCAACTGAAATAGCGGCATTGTCTGCGGCGGCTGAACGTAGTCCAGTTTTACCAATAGAGAATGAACCACCTGAAAGCGCAGTGTTTACGCAATACTTATTGCTGTCACCATTGATTGTTATGATGTCACCTTTAAGGATTGTACCTGAACCACCATCTGCCGCGATTGATGTATCGCCAATAGCAGAAGAAGCATCGTTTACAAGATAGCTTGAACCAGTGCCTTTAGTGTGTGATTGCACTTGTGCTGACTCACGCATTGCAAGACCTTGTAGGTCAAGTAATACACCTTGTCTTAGCAAATCACTAGAGCCTGCGTCTGAAACGCTTTGTAGTGTAGCTAGCTGACGTAGGTTTGTACCTGCAACTGAGTTCATTATAAGTGAACACTGTCCGTCGTTTGATGGCATACCATTGTCAACTAAGATTTGTCGTATTTCAGCTACGTCACCAAAGTTAGAACCGAATGGTGTAGTTCCTGCTGTACCGAAGGCACGTGAAGCATTCTGATAAGCTTCTGTTGCAAGGTCTACTTCAATCTCGTTTGATAGTGTACGCATTGCTTGTACGAGCTGGTCGCCATAAACAGTTTCAAATCCAATACCATTGTTGAGGTGTCTTACATCTTCTCCTGTGTAAGGGATTTGTACTGCACGCGACTTAGAGATAGAAAGTGTTTTGCTATCTACAGTTTGGTCTGTTCCTTCTGGAATAGTCATGCTCTCTGCTACGTCTACGGCTGATGCTTCACGTGTAAAAGATGCACGAACTGTATCGCCTTTTGCAACGCGCTCTGAACCGTCTGCATTGATTGTTGAAGCAGGGATAAAGCCGACTAGCTCTCTACCTACTACGTCTGCGGCCTTATATATATCAGCCGCCAAGTTTGTTAATACGTTAGCCATTTGCGGCCTCCTATGTTAAATTAATCGTTGGTTATTTTGCCGCCTGACTTAATGTAATGTGCTCTCTGACCTTGAGACATACCATTAAAATCATTACGACTTATTATTTTAGAACGCTCAGCACTACTTTGCGACCTTGTGGCACTGCCACCCGATGATTGTGAACCATCAACTAGAAAAGGATAATTAGCTTTTATAGAACCTGTTAAGTCCTCCAGTGTTGATACAGTTAATGCACCAGACTGGTCTGTCACCCTCAATTCGCCATCAACAATAGTAAGCCTCTGGCTTATCTGCTGTTGTAACAATTCTGCTCTGCCAGTATCTTTTGTCAATCCACTAGCTATTTTACCTGCTTCACCACTGATACGACTTTTCGTAATATCAGCATTCATCTTTTCAATCGTTCCGCGCAATGTGTCTGCTTCCGACTTCTGCGCTTCGAACAACTGTTTATAATCGTTCTCTGCCTTTGCCTTGCTTTCGGCTTGGGCTTTTGCTTCGGCTTGAGCTTGCTCACGCTCTTGTTGCGCTCGCTTCTTTTCACCTAATAATTCATCAACTTTAGACTTCAATCCTTTTGTTTCATCGTCTAGTTTATTCTTTATAGCCTGATTTACTTTATCGGACAATGCGTTTTTTACATCATCTTCAAGTTCAATTCCTTCAAATAGTTCATCTGTCATGCTTCAACCTCCAGTTTGTTTGCATATTACGGCTCTGCCGTTGTTATATAACCAATATTGGCTATTCATTAAAATCCTGCATTTGCACTTGTGTATAATTGCTCAAGCTCACGTAATTGGTCTAAGTTTAATTCGCGACCATTCATATCAACAAATTTATCTAATGGCAATTTGCCTTCTCTAAATATATTTGCCCTGCCAACGCCAAGCACTTCATTCTGAAAGCTTCTTGGTTGTGTGCGTAACCATCTTTCATATGTTAATCTATCACTAACACTTCTTGCCTTATCGTCAGCACCAACACTTGGTCTTGTACCTTTTACTTTTTTACCTAAGTCATATTTAGGGTCTACAACATAAGTAATAGTTGACCTACAATTAAAATGTGCTGGTGGCTTTGGATTACTGTCTATATCTTTAAATACTTTACCATCTAAGCCCATGCATATAACGCTAGTAAATCCATCTAATGTAGCTACCCATTTATAACGGCTTGTTAACTTTCTATTAGCACGCATTGTTGTCGTTCTTGTTATAGTTGCTATCATATTAACTATTGTTCTTGCTAATGTAGATGCTTGTCTACCTTGTAATGCACTAAGTCCTGTTATGCTTTGTGTTATACCAGCTATTGGTGTACCTAATGCAATACCATCTCTTATAACTTGTATTATTTGTGTTTGTTTCTTTGTACTAAACTCACGTAGTGCTGTTGATATTGTATAACCTTTATTTGCTTCCAAATCCATTACTTCAGTAAATATAGCGGCCTCTAATTGGGCTGGGCTTGGTAATGCAAAATCAGTATAATTAGTAATGTTTTGCCTTAGCACATTATAATTAAATTCAGCTTCATAGCTACTAAAGTCAATCATCTCTTTAATTAGTTTAGTTTGATAATCATCTGACAAAGCAGTCATGTATAATTGTAAGTCACTTATTTGTTTAGCAAGTCTTGCTTGTCCAAATACAGTTATATCATTACTACCAATCTGTGCTATTATGCCATTTAATAAACGCTTTATAAACTTTTGAGCTTCACGCTCACGACCAGAAACATATCGCTGTAAAAATATCTGATGTCTTATAAAAGCATCTTCTAAAGCATCATTAACGCTCATAAGCTATTTCTTTTTATATTGCCTTGGCTTTGCTTTGGTCTTGCTAGGCTTTGATTTAGCTTTGCCAGCTGTTTTACTTTTATTTTTATAAGCCATAATTACTCACCATTTCACCTTCGCTGACCAGTAAGCCGCACTCATTTTACCTTTGGCTATGTTCTTAGCATGTCTTGCCTTAAAGCTTGCTCTACGTGCCTTGGATGCTTTGCTTTCACCTTTTCTAGCTGGTGAACCCTTTACCCCTTGCTGTCCAAATCGTATTATCTTTTCCTTGCCGCCTTCACATGCTTTTACAACGTGTGATTTAGTGGCATGATTTGGCGTGCGCTTGGGCGCATTACATTTCATTTTAGCTTTATTAATTTGTTCTGCCATATTTCCTCTTACAATTATCAGTAAGTTTATATTGCTAAACTACAAATTTTTTCATTATTGTGCAAGTCTTTATAAAATCATCATTTTTATTTTTGGAGCGCACAGGTCGGAGTCGCACCGCCCAGATTAAGTTGGTCACCTAATGCCTGCTCTTTTGCGCGCTTGGGATATGGTTTAGACATTGTTATAACTACATCTTTAATACTGTCAACTAATGGCATTAAATAGCAATGTTTACCTTTAGTGTAAAATACTTCTGCCTTAGGGTCTAAATGTTTACGGACGCTTTCTATATTCTGTTTTACACCTTTACTATGAACACTTTTAGGATGTGTTTTTTTACCATTGATAATAAAAGCACCCATAGTACCAGCGTTTTTTAAACCTGTATAAATCCAATTCGTAGCTTGATATATGCCTCCGTGATGTTCTTGGTCTGCATCTGCATAACTAACAATTAATTTTAATTTAGGATTGCTTTTCTTCAAGAATCTTATTGCTATTGCCATTATTTTAGACACTGGTGTTTTATGTGCTTTCAATGCAATTCTGACTAATTCACAACCTTCATCTGCATTTAGGCCATAAGGTTTTAACATATTATTATTAGCACCCCTACCGAACAATACAACACCTATAAATTTACCATCTTCCCAAGCACCTACTTTTACTAATTTGCCTACTGGTATAACAGCACTGTAATGCCAATTTACACAAGCAAATTTAGAAGCATCATAACTAGCCCAATCAATTTTAATTGTCGGCTTTTTTGTCAATTATACTTCTCTCATATCAAATTTTTGCGTGCAGTGTGGACAAGTTATCCATTTAGGGTCTAATTCATCTAGTTGCCCTTGTTCATCTTGACTTGCTGGTTCAAAATTTACTTCATCTAATATTAATTTTATTTCATCAACATCAAAGCCCAATACATCTAAATTATAATCCATATTAGATAATTCTTGCAACTCATCTTTTAATATACCCATATCCCAACCAGCATTTAATGCTAATTTATTATCTGCTATTACATATGCTTTACGCTGTTCTTCATTTAAATCATTTAATGTTATAGTTGGCACTTCATCTATATTTAATGATTTAGCCGCCATTAACCTACCATGGCCTGCTATAGTGATATTGTTTTCATCAATTAATATTGGGTTAGTAAAACCAAATTCTTTTATCGAAGATGCTATTTGTTTAATATGTATATTATCATGTGTTCTACTATTATTATTATATGGAATTAAATCTTCTGTCTTTTTATAATTTACAGATAAGGTCATTTTATTCCTTTATACCAAAGGAGATAAGTCTCCTATTTCTTCTTGCACATCTTCTAGCTTGCGTTCTGCATCTATAAGTCCGCCAGCTTTTAGCCTATCAAATATATCTTGACTGCTAACAATCTGTCTGTCAAGTAATGTTACTAAACTCATTATTGTTTGTGGGTCTACCATTTTATCGTAAAATTCTCTATTTATTGTAAATATGCATTCATCTGTTTCTACGCCCATAAATTCACCAACCCAATATATACAAGATTTTATAGCAGATGATAAATTTCCTACAATGTCACCGAGTACGCTATTTTCTGATGCAAAGCGTATTCTAGCGCCTTCAGCTGTTTCATTACCACCTCTATCAGTAATTATACGTGCGCCAATAGCTACCATTTGTTGCTCTTTAGCTTTCATAGCTTCCATAACAAGGTTATTAGGATTTGCTTGTAATAAATTAGCATTACCTGTATCACCTAAGACATGACCTGCCCTACTACCAATTTTTATACCAGTAGGATTATATTCATTCCATTGTTCTTGCGTTAAGCTATGTGTAATAAATAATGTTGGCTGACCTGTTATAAAACAGCTTTCTTCATAGTCAGCTGAGTTTCTATAATGCGCCATATTAACATCTGCTATGTCTGATAAAGGAGCATTATCTATTGTTGAGTCATTATTTTGACTGCCCACAAATGTAACTGGTATATAATCAAATACACTACCATCAGATTTACGTGGATAAAATTCATCTGTATGTGGTTCATTATCTCTATATATTTGCTGGCAATAACCTTCTTCTTTCAATCTTAGTACACGATATTGCATTTTACTTTCGTGGCTAAATTCATCACTATTTTCTAAATATGGTTCTTCTAATACAACTAAAGTCAACATATTACGTCCAGCTATTACATCTGTTTTCCAATTTATAACTGATTCAGCTTTATAAGGTATTATTGATGCTGTTAAATTTAATATGGAGACTTGCTCACTGGACAAACCTTCTTCTGTTTGTGGATAATCTACTAATAATAATGACCTTCCTGTTTCTAATAAGTTATTTAATTCATCTTTAGCTAATTGTTCTAATGATAAACCATCACCAGTAGCATCGTCTATCAAATAGTCCAAACCATCAGGTAATTCTATAATTGGTTGTTTTCTAAATGCGGCCCCAACTAGAGCATTTTTGGTTCTGCCTGTATAATTCGTAAAAACAGCTCTGTTTAAATATTGCTTGTATCGTATGCTATCAATTCCCATCGGGTTAGTTTCTGCATCAGGCACTGGTAAATATTGTGACTTTTTACTTTTTACAGATACTGAACCCTTACAAGCATCTCTTGTCTTAATCCATTCGTTTTTATATATATCATATGTAGGGTTGGTTGTATCAACTGGCATAACTTACCTCTTTTGTTTCAATTATATTACTCTTTTAATTTAATTTGTAAATGAGAAGTCTACTTTAGCTACTGGCCTAACAATAGGGAACTCATATGCTATAGGATATGTAGTTGCGTCGTTTTGATGGTCATTGCCACTTGTCTTATCAGGCTCACCATTTTTATATATTTGCTGTTCTAAACATTCTGCTGTTCTTGGACATTTATTAGTGTTAATTTTCACATAGCCTTGTTCAAATGCACGATTAGCTGACATAATCCTATCACGCACTCTAGGATTAGTTGGCTTTGCTCTTATTATAAATCCAGCCTGTTGTAATAAGCTTATATCACTAACGCTTGCGTTATTAGTGCTACGACCTCTGCCTGATGCGTCTGGATACATATATATTTTATGTTCATTATATTTTGATTTAATAATATCAATCATGTCTGGCGTATCATACATATCTACTAATTCATCTACAGCGTGCCAAATTTTATCCCTTATAACATATACAGTTGCCGCTTGCTTAGTTACGTTAAAGTCACAGCCAATATATAATGGCTCATTGTTAGTTATTATTTCATCTGACTGACATTTTTTTCTATTGTAACAATTATAAACTGTTCCACTTGTTAAGTTAACAAATTGCCCCTCTAAATATGCGGCTAATAGTTCTGGCGAATATGTTTCTCTTAATGTATTTATATAATCAACTGGCAAATGTTTTATATTACTTATAGTTGGCGCAGTAATTAATTCATAACTTATACTAGGTTTTTTCTTCCACCGTTCATATACAAAACCAAAACCTTCTGGCGTAGTTCCTACTGATACTGTATTTGAACCAACAGGTAATTTTTGGCGATTACGTGCTATAATCTGTTCCCAACATCGCTGAGCCTTTAATTTAGGCAGTGTATCTAGTTCATCTACGTAACTATGGCTCACTTCGTAACCAACTATACGCTCTGGTCGGTCTAATGTTCGAAATATAATACGCTTACCTAATAATTCAATATAATTAGCCTGAGCATTTAACTTGTAAGATATATTACAGCTATTTAACAATTCACGCCATCTTGGATAACATATATCACGTATTAGTCCATAAGTTGGCATATAAAAACCTTGGTCTTGACCATCTGTTATTAACATACGCAAGCATCTCAACATTAAAGCATGTGTTTTACCACTGCCAAATCCTCCAACGAATGCAGGAAATGTGCTATCTGACATTATAAATTGCTTTTGCGGTTTACTTGCTGTTGTTTCTAATATCATTCAGATAAGTCAATATCATCATCTACAATGCGAAAACCAGATAATTTAACATCAGCTTGCACTTGTTGTGGTGTATCCGATTGACCTAACCAATTTTGTCCTAGCCATTTTAATAAACTAGGATTGCCTTGCATCGCTACTTTATACTGTTGCCTTCTTAAACTGATTAAACCTACTGACCTTTTTTCACTAAAATAGTCCGTAAAACCTTTACCTGTTTCACGTTTTAAACCATTATTTAATGTATCGTAATCCATACCCATAGCACCTGCTATTTCTGCACCAGTACATTGTAAAGCGCACAAATTATCTAACATTTTATAATCTATGACTTTATAAGGTCTGCCGTTACGCTTTGGCTGGTTTTTCGGATTTGGTTTTATCATCAATTATCGCTCTTTCATTTATAAACATTAGTGAAGTAATCGCATGACTTATATGACTATAACCTGTTTCATTATCATACCTTTCACCTCTCTGATGTGCATTTATATGTCTTAATGCGGCCGCTATATATCTACTTTTATATCCTTCAACATATAACCAATTATTATCATCATATTTTCTACTGCCTACAGCAAGTACATTACTAACCTCTAATAATGTGTTTGGTGGTAACAAGTCCATTCTAGCTTTACCGCTATCATATTTTCTGCCAACTTGTTTCATATAATTTCTTTCATTCTTTTATAATTGTTAATTCAAATCTGCAAGCATCAATCATATTAAGTGCTTGTGTATATGTACCACGCCAAGAATATACTTTCTGTATTGTTATTGTTTTACCTGACATATGTAAATAACCAGTAACGTGCTTCAATCTATAACCTTCACCAACTTTGGCATATTTACCTTCCGTTACTATATAATCATCACGCTTTATTCGTCTTTGTTTATCTCTTTCTTTAAATCTAGCTGGAGCATATTCTCTCATTTTAGCGAATGTCTTTTCGCTCATGTTTAATGTTTTATATATATCTTTTATATATGATTGTTGTTCCCATAATTTAACAGCTTTATTTATTTCTTTATTATCAGCATACCTTTTATAGCGTTGTTTTATATTCTTTTTTTTTACATCTTTTATTTTAACTTTTGTACGTCTTGGTAAATCGTTTCTATTTCTATGTGCATGTAATTGTAAACTTGCATAAGTTACACCAAGTCTTTCTGCTATATATATTGTCTGTAAATCTGTAGTCCACAACTCAACTGCAAGCTTGTGCTTACTAGCTGTCCATGTGCGCTTCTTAGGCATTACTTTTTATTAGGATATAGTAGCTCATCTAACAATGTATCTTCATTAGTTATGTATGCACTTATAGTTACATATGTTCTATCACCAGACGTAGTTGCGGCAGCTACCGAAAAACAACCAGATAAATAACTGCCATCATTTAACATTACCACTGCATCGCCTTTTGATATTTCTACGCAATCGATGTATCTGCGTACTTCTTTAGTCATCAAGTGTGTCTTTACTCTTAGGCTTTGCCTTAGACTTTAACTTTGGCTTGCTTACCTTTAGCTGACCATCTTCCAGCCAGTTTAATATGTTACAATATACTGTTGGAATAGGTGTGTAAGCACCCTGACAATACCTAATTATTGTGCTTCTATTAACTCCGCATAGCTTTGCGAAACTTGCAAAATTATAACCTACATCGTTCATTTTAGCTTTGAATTCTACTGGTTCCATGTTTTTGCTCCTAAATTATATAGTATAACATAATAGATATTATTAACCATAATGCTTTATTCCTATGCTTGTAAAGATATTTATTCACCCTGCTAATCCTATGGCAAACAATGTAAAACCAAATGTAGCACTTGCACATAATATAAAGCGCACTAATTCACGCAACATTGTCTTACCATTTTCAATAGCTTCTGCACGTTCTTGTTGTGTTGCTAAATCCCAATCTAATAAACTAATTTTAAGTCTGATAGGCTCGTAGTAACAGTCGTAACAACTAATAACACCATCGGTAATGTTAGCGTCACGATTATCTATTATAGTTTTACACTTACTACACTTCATTTTATTCGCCCTTTTCATTAAGAAATTCTTTAAGTCTATTTGTATGTAAAATACTGTAATCTAAAAATTGCTCAATATCTTGTATGTCAGCGCCATTTTTAATACTAATTAGCAAAGATTCATATAGTCCTTTCATTAAGGTGCTAGAACCTTTTATAGTTTCATAATGTTTTATGTTGTAAGTCATTTTATTTCCTTTCAAGGTGGCTTAATTGCCTATATAAATTATATATCAGACTATATATTATATGTAAAGTAAATAATTTACTTTTTATAATTTAATTCCACGTAGCATTTTACTATTAATTTCATATTCTTTTAACCTACGTATTTCATACGTTTTAATTTTATTAAATGTAGTACCTGCCGCGCTACACGTACCTGTTACGCTAGCTGGTGTTGTATTTAATGCAAATGCAACTTGACTTATAGTCCACCATGGACAACGTTTAACTTCGTCATATATTTTATTAATTAGCATTTATAATCTCCAAGACTGATACTGCTTTGCGATACATTACAACGCGCCTTACATATTCTTGTTTAACACTATCCATCAAAACACCAGCTGAACGTGGCGCATAATTATTATTACTTTTACGCCAATTATTACAAGCTAATTCAATTAAATCAGATGGATATTCCATTAAATCCTCAATCCATTCTTTATCAATTTCATCTTGTACAGTAGGATTTGTATCACGTTGATAATAGCGTGATTCTAATATTTCTATCTTGCCTAATATATATGTTGGTTCACTAGGCTGTAATAATGACAAATAATGTTCTCTAACTTGTATTATATTTTGTTTCTGTTCTACTGCTAATAAATCATCTTGCTTACAATTAAACTGCCTAGGCCAGCCCACCAGACTTATATTGTTCAAGCAACGCTCCCCTTCGATTACGTCTTTGGTCGCTAATTTCTTTGAGTGTATTGGAATTATGTTTGACATTTTTATCTCCTGTTTTTTCTAATTTCCATTGTATATTATTTTGTAACCAAGCTCTCCATTGTCTATTGAAATCATCAGATTTAGTTTCTTTATTTGTATGATATAAAATAAACTTTTCCAACTGTAATTCTAATTCTTCTTTTGTCATATGCTTTTCAATAAGCTTATAAGTTTTAGTATTTTTGTTTAATTCCTTTGGTATAAAATTACTAATAATAAACTGGTTATGGATATGGTTATGGTTATGGTTATGGTTGCTAGAGCTATGCTTATCTTTTGCTATAGCTTTGCTAGTACTTTTATTATTATTTTTCAATGACTTAGCTATGCCACCTTTTTTACCTGCATCAACTCGCGCTTTATGTTTAGCATTTGATTTAATCCACTCTTCAGATAATCTTTTATTATAATATCTATTCTTTTTTATTATAAAAAATTCATTCAATATTGTCTGTAAAATATTAATATCTTCTTTATTTCTACATAAGCATTTTCGTGATATCCAATCTATATCATTTGGTATTGTGCAACCAGCTGTAGTCCAACATAAACTTAATAATCTATTATATGCACCGAATTCTGCTAATGTAAGATGCATTGTTTTAAACCCCATGTCCTTAGGGAAGTAACAAAAATATGGTAAAGTCATTTTATCTCCTATTTGTATTTTTTTATAATTATATTTGCATATCCATTTTTTGATTTAGGCAACCAATACATATATAATTCTTTTATTAAACTATCATCAGTAATAACTAAAGACGTTAATGCATCTTGTATTGCTTTAGCATGATTATCTAAATCTCTTTTCCTTTTATCTTTTGGGCTTAAAGCTATTTCTAACTTTATATTATAATCTATTAATTTTTCGTTATATTGTATTTGTAATGTTGCAACTGCTTTTTCACGCCATATTCTATATCTTTTAGATTTAACACGCCTTCGTCCAAGGTTTGAATACATAGCATTAACGCTAATTGGAAATGGTAATACTAGTTTATTCACTTTCTATATCTTTTATATTAATACCCCAGTTGTTGGCTTGCGCTATAATTAATTCACATAATTCGCTATGTTGCTCCTTAGTCATTTTGCTCGTACTTGGATTTAATGGTATCATACCGCCATCAAGGTCTGGCATAAATTGCGTTTTGTATAAACTAGAGGCAAAAACTTGCTTCCAATTTTCTGGACTATAACGACCACCAATATCACTTATATGCCATTCATTACCATTCCAGCGTACTTGATTGCTAATTATAGTTAATAATGCCCACATCAAGCTATTTTGATTTGTGGTGCGTTTATCACGTTTCCAAGTTATATATGTGCCAGCTGGTGCTCTTTTAGTAAGGTCAAGAGCTTTTGTTCTCTCAACCTCACTGTTAATTTGTATTGTATATTGACCCATCTTTAAAACGGTATTTCATCGTCTAATGGATAATCTGTTGTTATTGGCTTTTCAGGCAATGAAATTAATCCAGTACCTTTATTATTATTACCAAGCAATTTAATTTCTCCATTATATCTTTCTAATACAATTTCAGTCGTATATTTATCACCGCTATCAGTACTATATTTTCTGGTTATTAACTTGCCTTCAATATATATTTTTGAACCCATGCCACCATAATTTTCCATTAGCTTTATTAAATTTTCATTAAATATGCTTATTTTATGCCAATATGTTTTTTCTTGTGTTTCACCAGATTTATTTTTCCAACGTTCATTTGTAGCTAATGAAAAACTCATGTTTTTATTACCATTACTAAATGACCTAACTTGTGGCTCACTTCCTATATTTCCTATTAAAATTACTTTATTAACCATTTTTATCTCCTTGTAATTGGTTAAGTTCCAACAATAATGCTTCAACCTCACTGTTGGCACTATGTATTTCTTCAAGCATATATTTTTGATATTCTAAGTCTGGTAGAACCCTACAACGCGCTAATTGTAATCCAACTGGAAAGCGTGGGTCATAAGATACTATGTCAACCCATTCTTTTTTAGTTACCATTAATTGATGCTGTAATTGTGTTTTATATTCAATTGCGTGTGCATTTTCTTGTAAATAGCTAACGTGTTTATGCATTGCAGATGGACATTTAATTTCTACTAATCCATTACTATCAACTAAACCATCAGGCGAACACGTTATATAATTAAAATCAGGGTGGGTCACCATACCTACTTCTTTTATATTTATATAATCAAATTCGAAAGCGTAACAATCTCTTGCTTCAGCTTCTAGCTCTGTTCCACGTTGCATTGCAGGGCTAGTATATGTATTTTGTTCGACATGACCAGTCATGCGCTCTAATGCTAATTTAACAATCATATTCTTGCGCGATGTACTATACCCACTTTTTGTTTTAGCTAATATATCTTTAATACGAGATGCAGTAAAATTACCGCACCTCGCTTCAAACCATTCTTGGCTACCTTGTTCTACATTATGTATTTTCATTATTATCTTCTTTTTTTAACATAGTACGTTTTGCTGTTAGATATAAACTTCGCAATGTAGATTTGCTATTGTTAGGCATTTTTGTATGTCTTATAGTATTAGCTATTGCATCTAATTCTTCTACAGTTTGTGCTTGATATATATTTTTCATTAAAGGTTCTGTATCAAAATCAGGTTCTTCTGCTTTTGCATCATGCGATTTATTTCCATCGTCATCTTCAACAGGCATATTGAGCATTGCTGATATTGCATTCCTACGGCAATAAGTGAATGTACTCATTAGCACGTGTATGTCTTTATTTTTCAATGGTGCTGGTGTTACTAATTCATAATATTCGCCAGACGTATGTGTTAATCGTGTAGTAACTTTAATCATTTGGTTGTCTGTTATTTCACTTAATTCTTGCATAATGCTTAAATTATTATCACTTAATGGTTTATTAGCCGCATTAATAACTGAGCTAAGTGTTGCATATGTTGATTTATAATGTGGGTTTTTACCATCTTTCTTTGCGCCAGTAATAGCATTACTAGCGGCTGTAACAGCTGGTGCTATGTTTTTTGTTGATTCTGAATATTGCATATTTAATCTCCTATTTTTATGCAGTTATGTAATTATTACAGGAACTAAGTCAGTTCCATGTGTTTCTGTATTATAATGTGATATATACCACTTACCATCACGACTATAATATTTATGATAATCGGCTATAAAATTATTCCAATTATCGCGTGGTATTTCTATATGATTTGTTATTTCGTTATAATTATAATAACTATTTGCTGGTTGATACTTTACCATTTTTATCCCCTTAAATTGCTATAGCTTGTGCTAAATGTTTGAAATAATGTATTACATCTTTATGATAGAAATCTATTTTTACTAACATATTTTTTATATTATTTTGTTCATTATTAGATGTATTTTTTATAGCGTCAATTAAGCAATTTAATGGAATATAATTCATTCCGCTGTTGCCATTAATTTCTAATACCTGTTCAACATCTATATTTTTTTCATTAATAAATGTATCTATCCATATATTAAATTTATTAGTCATATTATCTCCTTTTGTAGCTTAATTGCTTGATAATAAAATTACAGTATCAAACTATATATATAATGTAAAGTAAAATAATTATCTTTTTTAGCTTTACATAACAGAATAAATAAATTACTATATAAATATTACATAAGGCAATTAAGCCATTTTATAGGAGATGTAATATGAAAGTTTCACAAGAAGCCAAGAACGTTTATGAACGTACTAATAAAATTTGGAAGGATAATGGTTTTACAATTAGATTCGGTGAACCTAATGAACCTGCTGACTTTAAAACAGCAGTACAATGTATAAAAGCATTTTGGTTAAAAGAGTTCAATCAAGAATTTCCATATAAAATTGAAAATGCTACATATGATTACGCTATTGGTTTAACGAGAAGGAAAAGAAAAAGTAGCTGGATTGTAGAAGATTTGAGTACTCATGGTAGGCGTGACAATAAAAGTAAGGTAAAAGGTTATTACACATACAAACTTGCACCACACACTGGTTGGGCAAATATAATACATGAAACAGGACATTTAGCAGGTCTAAAATTAGGTCATCGTCATAATGCAGAACACGCTTGTATTGAATTACGATTTACCAAATTCTTTTTTAGCAAGAAGTACATTGAAAAATCACGCAAGCGACTTGAGGCCAATCCTCCATCATATACTAACCATGTAATGGATTGCTCTGGACAAATAAAAAAACAGAAGAAGAAAAGAATAAGTTATAAACAGATGTGTATTACCTGTGCTAAATTGAATGACTGGTTATATTTTGAAATGTATGAAGTTTTTTTTAACACGCTTATGTGGGAATTTGAAGATAAACGTATAACAAAAGCTTGTAGTAAATATAGCAATTTATATGACTCATGTTCATATGAAGATATCGCGGCTAATTATTGGTGCGAATATAAATGGAAACTTGAAAACCTGACATGGAAAGAAAGATGGGAATTATTATCTAAACACAAACTAATGACAAATGAAGATATTGATGATTATGCCAAAAATATTATGAAAGGAGTGTAAAATGCAACATACAATAAAACAAATTATAGAACAATGTGGAGGCACTACTGCTTTAAGTCAACATTGTAAAACTCAACAACAAACAATTAGAAAATGGTATGTCAATAAAGGCATACCAGAAAAGCACTGGGCTAAGATTATAAATCTGTATGGTGATGATTTAACGCCTAGCATATTACATGAATTAAATGAAAGCTTGCGTAATGATTGAACAATATAAAGATAAAAGTGGCACTGTAACTTATTATAAAAATCACCCATATTATTCACGTTATAAATATCGCAATGCAATATTAAGGCGAGATACACGCGACCAACATAAATGGTTAAAGATATTAAAAGATGATGTTAGCAAAGCAATTAGAGGCGACTATGAAGCTATCTGACCATCCCGACTATGTTAAATTTAAACCACTAACTAAAATGCAGTTTGGACAATTAGTTGCTGAACAAAATGGCTTATGTGCGACTTGTAAAGAGTTCTTAGTATTTAAACCAAAACACATCCGAGAAGAACACTTACACAGTCGTGCGTTAGGTGGTAAACACGAATTGCGTAATATCTCATTGACCTGCATTAAGTGTGCAATCGTTAAAGATAAAGCAGATAGCTTAGCACGTAAGAAATTACGTTCGCTATTAAAAACGACCAAGAAATCACAGAAACCTAAGCAGAAAATACAAGGTCGTACTAAAATACAATCAAGAGGGTTTAAAAATACTTACAAACCAAATATAAAGGAGATAGACTAATGCCTTTTATACAAACATGGAATTGGATGGACAACATAGACGAATATATGGACATCTACTTTCTTAACCAAGAATGCGTACACGACGATGGTGAAGTCAGAAAATACAAATTTCATTTGTTTAGACGTGATGTCTACACTAACAAATTTAACTTCATTGAGACATTAAACTGGTCGTCATACACGACATATGGTGCTGATAAGGCAACTGAGTTTTATGCTATCTGTGATAAATTAGAACTACAATATAAGCAAGCGGCTAACGTGGCCTCACGGTTGTTCGGTGTACCTCGCCAAGCTTATAATGATATGTAATCACTTTAGCACCTCTTGCTGACGTCCAACCGCCAGCGGTGGAATATGAATCTCGTGTTGACAAGGTCGGGTGTTGCTCGACTACGGCTCCACCATCCTCCACTGTTCTTTCGTGGTGCATATGTCCAGTATGTATGTAAGCTTGTGTAGATTGCCCCCATAGCTTACGAAAACGTGGCTCACTTGCAAATAGCTTTGGCAGTTGTGCCATTCTTTTCTTATGTCCATGATGAAACCCTAATAATATCTCACCATGTAAATAAGCGTAGTAAGGAAATTCATTGTCAATCACTTCAACTCTTTTATCATCTTTAAATACGTATTTTATATGCTTTCTTAGCCAAATGCTACCTGACATATCATGGTTGCCTTCTGCCTGAACTACAACAACCTTACCAAATTTTTTAAGCATCATATGAACCGCTTGGGTCATTATCTCAATAGTCAACCCTACAAGCTTACTATAGCGTGTATCTGCATCAAGTATGTGGCCTGACATAGGTGTGACAGCTGTAATGCCATCAAAATGCAGGAAATCACCTAGTTGGCAAAGAAAGCCTGTATGGGCTTTAGGTGAAGCTTCTATCATATCTGCTATTGCATTGAGAAACACACGCTTTGATATATTTACATCCCAATCGTCACCTGTCTCAGCTTCCCATGCGTACATCCCCAAATGAAAATCTGTAATCGTAATTAATGATAATAAATCTTTATCTGTGTGCTCAACTTTAGGGCTTGGCTTAAATGGCTTATAATTTTTATGCGTATCCTCAATAGCTAACAACATAATCTCATGTTGTCGTTCTTTGTCACCAATAGTTTTTACCCATTGACCAGTTAACTGTCCACTTGCATTATAATAACTAGATACACCTTTTACCTGAAAGCCATCTGGCGCAGTAGCAATCATATCGTGTTCTGGTGCGTGGCCTCTGCGTGCCGCTCTTGCTTTAACTGTACTTGATATTGTAAATATAGCTCTAACAGACAAACCAAATTTAGCGGCAGTGTCATCAACAGTATCATCAGCGGCACGCGCAGTAATTATTTCTAATTCGCGTTGGTTAATACAATATTCCTTTAAGTCTAACCAATTTACTTTACTTGAATTCGTTTTTCCCATTTGCTTGTTTTAACTTTCTATGCTAATAGCATGTTACAAGGTTTCTTTATCCCCTATTTCCTTGTAGCAAACTTAGAGGTCGCTTAATTGTGGCCTCTTTTTTTGTAATTGGAAGTGTGGCATATCAATAAATGATTTCCATAAACCACCCCACTCTAATGAAACATTTAACTGACTTGCTGATTGTAGCATTGCCGTTGCAACCATTGCTAAATGCTCCTCTTTCCAAGATGCTTTGCCATTTACATAAGCATATACATCTAATGCCTCTCCTGTTTGATGCGAACTGATTTTCTCATATCCATCGCACTTAGATAAGCCAGCTGTAAATAGTTCATATTGCTCTGCTTGTGTACGCAAACCACCATGAAGTGGTATACCAAAATCAACCTTAGTAATTTGTATTGCAAGTCTAGCCACTTTAAATATGTCTGGGTCAACACCCAGCAATCTGTTCTTGCTACTTTTACTAAATCTGAAAGGCATTTACTCGCCTGTACCTTTGTATGTCTTAATAGCTTTCTCTACTGACCTACCACCAATGTAACCACCAACGCCTAACGTGATTAAGTTCCACAAGCTTTGATATTCTTTCTCTGTCATGCCTTCAGCCTCAAAGCCAAGAAAACGTGCTACAACTAATCCTGTGAAAGTAAGCATAACTAATGGCCTCCAATTAGCTGTTAACCAATGCTCTGAACTTGCTTCGCTGTTTACTATCTTGGCCTGACCCATAAGCAATTCTGTGTTATATTCATGAACTCTGTCCATTGCTCTGCCTTGCACCTCAAGTAACAGTCGCTTCTGTTCAAGTTTTTCTTCTTTTGACGTATGTAAGTTGTCTATTAGTTCCGTAGCTGGCTTAAATATACCTGCAATAAGTTCTGTAATACCTAAGCTCATTTATCAACCTTTGCATCAAGCTTCTGGTCTATTGCATCTAGCTTAGTAAATAACCTTTGTACTATTTCATTAAACTCTGCACGTTTTATATAATTACCTGCAACAGTAACTTCTATTTTAGTAAGTTTGTCATTAATTTCTTTATCTGATTGTTCTAAGTCTTTAACGCCTGTCCATATTGTTCTAAGCATTGCACCTAGCATAATACTTGCGCCAGTTAGTAATACGTTTACGAGATTTTGTTCCATAATAGCCATCGCTCATACCGACCTAGCAAAAGCTTGTAACCAATGTATGGCAAAGCCAGCCTAAATCTAAATTGATACATAGGTTCACTGCATTCAAGATTGCAACGATTAACCCATGCTCGTTTATTTAAATCTATGAAACGTCCCTGACTTTTCACTACTAATGTCTTGGCTCCACCAAGTGTAACAGAATAGATACTGCAGCGTCTGGTCAACAACGAAAGCAATGCTCTTTTTGTACTGTTCTTGTTCAATAAATATACTGCTGTTACTGCATAGTCAAATTTGTCACCTACATAATTTCCATCGCCATTAGGTTTTATAATTTGCCAGCCATCGACTAACTTATGCTCGTCGCCAATTATCCAGTCTTTTGTTATGCTTAGTAAATTATTCATTTATGCTTCTAATGCTTCTAGGCGTGTTTCTAATGCTTCAATCTTAGCAATCGCGTCTTGTAATGCTGAAGTTAGCAACGGCACTATCTTACTTTGGTCAATACCTTGATAATCTGGCACTTGACGTGTTGCCATAACTTTTTCTGTCGTTTCTCGCCATAGCTGACCTTCCTCAAGTTCATCTGGCTTCTCAACATCTGAGCTATGTATTACTTCATCAATAGCAGGGGTTAGCTCTTGCTCTTGCTCCTCATAAGTAGCCTCAACAGCAGGTGTAACAAGTTGC